TCCTGAATTTAAAAAGTACGGCGCAGAGGTACATCAGTTCTATCGCAACAACTTAAAGCAGCAGGTATGGGGCGGTATGATAAAGCAGTCGGATTACGATTTCTTTATAAAGCGCTATCCGTACTACATACCAACTGACAGAACGGTACAGTATCCGTCTATCGCGGCTGTTAAGGGTAAGAACAGCGTTGAGGTCAAGACCGTTATTCGCAAGGCAACGGGCGGCGGCTTTGATATCGCTCCGCTGCTTGAAAACGCAACGGAAAAAACTGTGCAGCTTTACCGCGTTATCGGCGCTAACTATATGGCTAACGCCATTTACGAGGCGGCGCATAAGGTAGGAGATACCAAAGAGGTCCAGATACTTGAGCGCGAGAAGGTAAAGCACTTCGATCCTGACGCGACGCCCGACAAGCCGAAGCAAAATCAGATAACGTTCTACCGAGGTGGCGAGAAGATCACGATGCAGGTAACGGGTGAAATATTCGCCGGCTTTAAGGCTATGAACGACACGACACAGTATAACGACGTGTTCCGCAAAACCTTAAAAAGCGGAATGGATATATTTAAGTCGCTTGTTACCGACAAAAACCCGTTATTCCTTATCTCAAACAAGATAAAGGACACATTTGACGCTATCTTTAACACAAGGCATCTTGGCCGCTTCTTAAAAAATGCCGCTACCTTCAGAGGAGCGAGAAGTATTCTCAGAAATAGCGATATGTGGCAGCTTAATCTCGCGACGGGCGGTATGTCAAGCTCTATATATAATTCTGATATAGGCTATACTGCTTACGTAGGTAAAAGCGGACTGAAAAAAACGCATGTTAACACAAAGGACGGATCGCTGACTAAGTTCTACAAGCGCACGCTCGGACGGTTCTTCGTAGGGCTTTCAAACGCTAACTCTATCGTTGAGCAGGGTACGAGAATGCTTGAATTTCAGGCGGCTCTGGAGAGTGGCGCGAGTGTATTTGAGGCTATGCTGGACGCGGCTGAGGTTACAACCAACTTCGGAAGGCGCGGAGCTGTGGCAAAGCATTTCAACGCCTTGCTTTCTCCCTTCCTTAACGCGCAGATACAGGGCGCGAGCAGAATATACAGAAACTTTAGGGGCGCTTGGAAGGACGGAGTTAAGGGAATGGCGCGGCTGCTCTTTATGGCGGCGCTGTTCGGTATTGCTCCGCAGATACTTAACCAGCTGATGATGGGCGACGATGATGAGTACAAGGAGCTTCGCGACAGCGACAAGCAGAATTACTTTATTTTCAAGCTCGGAGACGGTGAGTTTATTAAGATTCCGAAGGGCAGAGTTATGAGCGCGTTTGCAGGCGCTGTGGTACAGGCGACTAACGCAATTACAGGTGAAGGCGCTGATTTAAAGGAATACGGCAAGAGCCTGGTTTCCTCGCTTACTCCGGCTGACAGCGTAACGAGAACCATTCTGGCGCCGATGAACGACGTCAAGAACAACCTCACCTGGTACGGCTCGGCTATCGAGGGGCAGCAGTTTGACAATACACGTCCGGGGGAGCGCTATGACGAGAGCACGAGCAGTATCGCTATTGCTATCGGTAAGGCGATAAACTATTCACCGAAGAAGATACACTATCTCATTGACCAGTATACCGGAGTTATTGGCGACGTTATTCTGCCGCTTACAACGCTCGGCGCTGAGAAGGGTATAGTTAAGAACCGATTTACCGTTGACAGCGTAAGCTCGAATAAGCTTTCCTCGGAGTTTTACAAGCTTTACGACGAGGCGCAGTACAGCCGTACCGACGGCGATGATACCGCTATATATCAGGTTATGTTCTTAAACCGTGTTAAAGACGAGGTTGGCAAGCTTTACGACCAAAAGACCGCTATTCAAAAAAGCTCGCTTTCCGACTACGACAAGCTTCAGCAGACGAGAGCGGTACAGATACTTATAAACGAGGTTTACCGAAAGGCTCTGAATGATTATGAGCTTATGACGGTTGCTATAAGGTCTACCGAGGCGCTTGGGTACGATTCAAGCGACGCCGGGGAGAAGCGTATGCGCTACACTGAGGCTGTTCGTGTCGCCTACGGCTCGGAAAGGGCGCTTTCGGAGTATAACAGTACGGTTTACGCCAAGATGCAGACCTTGAATAAGTGCGGTATCGGCTACGACACGCTGTATTCGTACTACTTTGCTACAAAGGACCTTGAAAGCGACCTTGATAAGAACGGCAAGGCTATAAGCGGAAGCAAGCGCAAAAAGGTCGCTTCCGTTATCGGTTCGCTGGGTGTTACTACTGAGCAGAAGCTTTTGCTTCTGTGCGCTCAGGGGTACGGTATTCAGGACGGGGATATAAGAGGGCTGACTGCCGAGAACGCAAAAAGGCGGCTGCTTCGCTACATTCTCAGTCTTAATATCTCGCAGGCTGAAAAAGCCGAGCTTGCAAAAACTTGCGGGTTTAAGGTAAATGGAAATAGGATAAGTTTAAAGTAAGAGTGAAGAGTTAAGAGTGAAGAGGTATGGATTTTTCGGTGGAAATTTTGATATTTTGCTGAAAAACGTTATAAAGTGCGACCAGTCGGTGAGCACCGACAGGCGTATAAATAAATTCCGTTTAAAACTCAATATTTTGGTGAAAAAACATTATAAATTGCGACCAAAGACGGAAAAGTTTATGTTATTATAGTGTCAGACGTAAGAAAGGAGTATTGATGCTATGCTGACATACACACCGGCAGTGGCGGTCAAAACGTCTGCTATTACCAAGCTCGTCTGCCCTCACTGCGGCGAGAAGGTGCAACGGATCGCGCTTACTAAGGAAAGCAGAGTCGAGGGACTGAGCTTTAAATGTAAAAGATGCGGTCAGTATTGGAGCGTTAAATCAACCGCTCCGGAAAATTAATAACGAAAGAGCCATATATCCATAAGAGATGAGAGCCGTTTTCCCAGACGTTTGGGGAAATGGCTCTCTGTTTATTTTATGGCAAATCAGAAAGGAGAGATTAGGTCGTGAAGGATAACAAATTCGCAACTAACAAGGGCGGTGTAATCAAGGCTCCTAAGCCTGTAAAGGATTCGCCCAAGTCTACCGTTGAGAAGGGTAATGATCTCAGAAATGGAAAGGGTAAGTAAGCCAAGGTAAATCTACACAATACATAAAAGACTATGCACCGGGCGGTAGCCCGTATGAGAAGTCTTTGCCAAGCTTTCTTCAGAAAGCGGGAAGGAGAAACGAGAATGGATGAAAATGAAGAGATGATCGACGTCGAGCTTGATGACGAGGCTGACGTTGACGCAGAGGACGGTACCGAGATTGAGGATTCCGACGGCGACGAGTCCATAGAGGACGATGCCGAGGACCTTGATGATTTCGAGTACGACGAGAACGGAGATATAATTATCCCCGACGATAACGAGAATGATGACGCCGAGGATGAAAACGGCAGCGATGATGCCGAAGGAGAGGGTGAGAGTGAGGGAGAGCCCGCGCCTACGGAAGATTCCGAGCCTGCCGAAGAAATAGCTGACAAGCAGAAGATAGCTGATCTTGAAAAGGAGCTTGCCGACGTTAAGAGATACGGCGCGGCTGCGCTTAAAAAGCTCGGTGTTGAGGGAGACGACGTTACCGAGGGCTTTATCAAGCTTGCAGCGGAGGCTGAGGGTATTACTCCTGAGGCTTTCAAGGATAGAATAGCAAAGGAAAATTCGCAGATTAGCGCGGCGCGGGAAAGACAGGCGCAGATTGAGCGAAAGGACCTTGCGGCTATTCAGGCGGCTTTCCCATCCGCAAAAAAATATAAAAAAATAAGCGAGATACCGAATTTCAAGCGCTTTGGTGAGCTTCGTGACGGCGGCGCAACTGCGCTTGAGGCTTACAGAGCCGCCAATCCCGACGGTGTTCGCTCAGAGGCTGCGAATGCCGCAAAGGCGCAGTCAATTTCAGGAACTAAGGATCACCTTAAAAGCTCCGTCCCGAAGGGGAGCAAGGATAACTCCGTAAAAATGAGCAGAGCAGAGCTCATCGAATGGAGAGATATATTCTCAGGTAAGAGCGATATGGAGATCGCTGAGCTTTACAAGGAAGCAAGTAAATAAATTTTATATTTGAAAGGAATTTTTAAAAATGGCAGAAGATTACGTATACAGCGCGGGAAGCGGTCTTAACGATCCGCTTTTCGGTAAATTTGAGAAGCCTATTAAGGCTCTTATCGCAGATGAGTCTAACATCTGGAAGAAAAATAAGACTATCCTCGACGTTCTTTTCAACGTTGAAAAATCCAACCGCTTCGGAGAAACCATTATGGGTGAGTCCGATTTCGGTACCTTCCAGAGCAAAGAGGAAGGTGCAAACGCAGAGCACGATACCGTTCAGAAAACCTACGATAAGTTCATTGAGCACATCGAGTTCGGTAAGGAGTTTACCATTACCAGAAAGATGGCGGACGACGCTAAGTTCGGTATGGGCGCGAATATGAAGAACGCTCCCCGTAGGTTTATGCGTTCCTATTATAAAACGCGTGTTGAGCTTGCCGCACAGGCGCTTATCAACGGCACCTCCGCTTCTATGACCTACAATGGAGCAACTGTCGATCTTAAGGTAGGCGACGGACTCCCGCTTTTCTCAAGCGCTCACAAATACGCAAAGTCAACCATGACCGGCACGCAGACCAACTATTTCTACGGTGATCTTACCTCCAGCTCCGCAAAATTTGAGGAAATGCTCGGCGTGCTTGCTAACAAGCTCCGTAACTTCAAGGATGAGAACGGCGACGTTATGGGTTACGTTGCTGACGTTCTTATCATTCCCTGCAACCGTCCTAAGCTTGAGATGATGGCTAAGCAGATTATCGGCAGCGAAAGAACGGTCGGCTCTCACAACAACGACATTAACACCCAGTACGGAAACTGGACTCTCGTGGTCCTCGACGGCTGGGAAACGACTGACGATCGCTTTATGGTGATGTCAAGCGAGGCTAATAAGAACCTGCTCGCTAATATGTTCTTTAACCGCGTTAAGCTCGATATTACATACGACGTTGACAAGCACAGCAGAAATATGTTCTGGAACGGCTATTGCCGCTTCGGTGTTGGCTTTACCACTTGGAAGCATATAGCGCTTGCAGTAGATGCGGAGACTCTTTCCGGCGCGACCGCCCTCGAATAATAAAGGAGGGTAAAATATGACCGTTTCTGAGCTTTACAATCAAACCGCCCAGCTCGGTTTTGAGGATTCGCTCGAAAGCGGTGAAAGGTTTTACTTTGCGGCTAACAGAGCTTTATTGCAGGTCAGCGCCTTGCGGCCTGCAATAAGCTCGATTATCATCAACCACAAGCCGATGAAGAATATGGCGAGCAGGGCGTCGTTCGCTCCAACAGAGTGTAACGGTGAGCTTTGCTTTACGGCTACGGGTGTAAAGTCGTACTATTTTGAAGCAGACGGAAACGGCGTAGTTTACCTCGAAGCTCAAAGCGGTAACGAATGGAACGTTATCGGTATGGTAGAGCTTAAGGGTACACGCCGTTTTTCTGCTTATAGAGGCTTTATTCAGCCTGAAGGAGCGTTTACGAGCGCTACTGTTCGCCTGCGCTTCAGCGGGCCGTATCTTTATTATGTTAAAAACGTCGCGCTTTACCGCCACATTTACAGCGACAGTGTTGATGATATTCCCGTTTACGAGCCTTTTACCGCTTACGATATAAGCGTACTTGCTGACGATTTTCTTTCGCTTTCCTCGCCGCCTATAAGCGACGATGGAGAGTATACTGTTTTAAACCAGGGCTTTCGCATTGAAAACGGCTGTAAGGTGCTTTTGCCGTATGATGCCTCCGGAGTTTATAAGATACTTTACCGACGCCGCCCTAAAGCAATTAACAGCGATACAGACGCAGGCGCAAACGAGGACGTTATAGACCTTGATGAAGAGCTTTGTACGCTTTTACCAATTCTTATCGCCTCTTACGTTTGGGTTGAGGATGAGCCTGGTATGGCAGAGTATTATCTTAATCTTTACCGCGAGCGCGCGGCTGATATCGAGCGTAGGCAGAGAAATGCTTCGCCTGTTATCATAAGAAATAGGAATGGATGGTGAGTGTTTTGGCGAGCATTCTTAATCAAAAAAAGGATTATACAAGATATTACGGTGATTTCCGAGGCGTTGATTTTTCGTCGGATCATACTCAGGTCCACGATCAGCGCCTCGCTTACTCTGTAAATATGTATAAGGACTATCAATCGGGGCAGGGGCAGGCGCTTGAAACTGTTCCCGGCTTTCGCCGCAGGGTTGAGATACCCGGCGGCAGTAAGATATACGGTATGCACGAGATAAGAATTAAAGGAGACGAAAATCCTCACGTACTGATTCATGCGGGAACGAAGCTTTATATCTGGAGTGATTATCCGTCGGGAACGACCGTAACAGAGATAAATAGCGATATCGTGATGAACGAGCACAAAAGCACGTCGTTTATTTTCAATAACCTCCTTTACATCATTGACGGGAAAAATTACCTTGTTTACGACGGAAATACCGTAAAAAGCGTGCTTGATACCGCTTGTTACGTTCCGACAACCTATATAGGTATTATCCCAACCGGAGAGAACACTGACAAGGGTAAGGAGCATGAACAAAGAAATATGCTTTCGTCTTTCTTTAAGCATACATTTGTAGCTGATGGTGAGACTAAGGACTTTATACTTAACGAAAAAGAGCTTGATAAGGTAACAGAGGTCAAGGTTTACGGAGAGTATTTAAAGGACGGGTATGAGGTGGATACCGACGCTGGTAAAATAACGTTTACTATACCTCCGGCAAAGCCCGA